TTGCGAGTGCTGTTGCTAAAAAGGTTTTTGCCCAACTCTCGGCCATTTTCTTTAAATCGTTCATCATTACCCCCAAGCATCGGTATATTAAAGAAGCTGCCATCCTCATCGCCTAAGGTTGTGAAGGAGATGTGAAAGTGCGACTTGTGTGGATTGCTGCCCCGATACTTACGCCATTTCCAATTAAGGATAGGCGAAGCAATTCTTCCGTTGTATATGACATAGCTGATGCGCTTCTTCTTAGCTTTCTTTGCATATTTGCGAATTTGTTCAACAAGATCAGCTGTCTCGTCGAGACTAACTGCCAAGTCAGCCGTTAAATCAATTGCTCTGACCCAGCCATTCTTATCCGGATTATGATCTGACTTACGAGTTGAATGGCGAGCATCGCCAATAGTCCCATCCGATTTTCTCAAACGCTCCGGATAGCAGTCATCCACCTGCTCTCTTAATTGAGCAGCTGCTTTAGATAGTTTCCAGTTCAACCCAATCACCTAATTCTTCGCTCCAATAGCAAAATTCAACATCTGGCTTAGGTTTAGGTGCTTGCCAATCAAAATTTGCATCTAAAGACCAAGATGGAAAAGGTTGGGGTCTGATAAAAACATCAGCTTCAGAATTATAAGTAAATCCTACTCCAGCAAATTGTTTGCGAATTTTGTGGTTGTATGATGTCCTTTTGCAAGTTTGATTTCTAAAATTAGAATACCAAGTTTCAGGATCAACGCCTTCAATTAACTGAGTTTCATCAACCCCAACGATTACTTCGGTAACTACATTATTTTCATCCAAAAAAGCGTAATGTGCCATTATGCCCAGCTCACATTTCCGGTTCCAGCAGTAATTGTTGTAATTTTATAATTTCCAGATGTAGTTGTTGAACCTGTTAATCCGGCGTCAATTGTAATGGTATAAGCATCTGGATATTTAAGAATTACCACACCTGATCCACCTGCACCAGCTGTTGAAGTAGCTCCACCAGATCCACCACCACCGCCGCCACGGTTGGTTGTGCCATTTGTGGCATTACTTGAATTGGTTCCGCCAGTTCCGCCAACGCTGCTTCCGCCAGTTCCGCCAGTTCCGCCATAGGCTCCAACACCACCACCGCCGCCGCCTGCATAAGCTAATGATGAACCTGAAATTGATGTAGTTACACCAGCACCGCCGTTACCACCATTAGTTCCAGATACTCCATTGCCGCCAACAGCACCAGCACCGCCGCCACCACCACCTACGTTACGAGTTCCATCACCGCCGTTATTGTTACCATTACCACCAGCATAACCTTGATTAGTTGTTCCCGTTCCTGGTGTGCCAGCTGTCCAGGGTGTTGCATCATCAGCAACAGAACCGCCACCGCTACCACCATTTCCACCATTGCGTCGATTACCAGTGAAACCTGGTCCATATCCACCGCCAGTAGATGTTACAGTAGAAAATACTGAGTTACTTCCGTTGCTTCCATTACCTGCACCAGTTCCAGCTGCACCACCTGCACCGACTGTAACTGTGTAATTTGTCGATAAAGTTGGTGTCAATGCAGATTCTAAAGAGCCACCGCCACCTGTTGCGCCAAATGTGCATCTTAAACCACCAGCACCGCCACCAGCCGCTTGATTTTGACCACCACCGCCACCACCAGCGACTACTAAATAATCTACTGATAAAGGTGGCTTTAGATGTCCACTTGCAACAATTCCGAGAATTGGCATTACGCAATGTCTCCAATAACATACCAAGAGTCATTACCAATTTTAATTAAAGTTGCGGCTGAGTATTGAGCGCGAAGTTTAGGAGCGGTCGCTGTTGCACCATTTGATGCGACAGTAACTCCAGAAGCTCCTTGAATTGTTACTTGTCCAGCGCCAATACCGATTATGTTGATTGTTGATCCAGTTGGAAAAGCAACTGAGGAATTTAATGGGATTGTGTAAGTTTGGGCTGAAGCGTTCGATGCAGTAATTAATTTATTGCGATTGTCAGTTAATACGAATGTGTAAGTTGTGCCAGTCTGAGCGTTGAGCGTTAATTGACCCAAAGCCGAATCGACTGATGAACCTAATGAACGGATAGCAGATGCGCCATCCTTAACCAACGCCGTATCGTCGGGCGTTGTCCAGCCAAAGTTCGTCGTTGTTGCCATTAGCTAATTACTCCTGTCGCGTTCTGCCAAGTAAGTGTAGCGGACATAGTTGCCCAAGTAAGGGAAGCCGCTACATCTTCCCAAGCTTCGGTAAAGGTATTGAACTCAGCTGGGCTTAAATTGAGGGTGACATAAAGCCCACCCACCGACGCCCTAAAAGACCAGCCCTCGACAAAGCCCAAGAATGAGCCGCCAGAGATATTGGCTGGAAGGTTGTTGATTGCCACCGGTAGGCCCATAAATACGTTTATCAGGGCGTCTCGATCTGCGTCGTCGATTTCAGGGGATTGGATAGGAAAGGTAATGGATTGGAATTCAGCATAAGGGCTGGAGCGCAAGGCGATTATCTTGTCGGCGAAATCCTCGACGTTTGCCGCGTTCTTTAGGTAGGAGTTGTATTGCTCAGCGTAAAGGCCGTAGTTGGCTTGGCTGGTTAAGTCTTGTGAAGTGTAAGAGCTGTTGAAATTGTTCCCGTAATCGACAGTCAGTTTATTGAGTAGGTTACCTTGACGGGTAACCGCGCTAACGCCAGAAGCGAGCGCGTGATTGCCGTCGAATTCGGTATAGCCATAAGTCTCTAGGTAATCCTGTCGGTGACTAGCGTCGGCGTAAGAGATGCGGCCTTGAGCATCTTCGTATAAATAGCCGAGCGCTGATTTGGCGATTTGATGAGCAATTGGCGCGATATATGAGTCGGTGATTTGTCGGCTTACCATTGTGTATTGGCCAGCGTCGATAGTGCCAAGTCCAACGTTTCCAGCGGTAGCCCAAGTCTCGGTAGGATCATAATCCGCCCAAGTTAAGGAAGCTGGAAGTTCATTCCAAGAAGCCAAAAGTAAGTCGTCTAGTAAATCTTGGATTTGTGCGCCGTCCAATCCTTCGGCTAGGTTGCCATCAAAAAGAGCGCGGTTGAGTTTGCTGAGCGCTCCCAGCGCGACGATATTGACTCGGGTTACTGTCGCAACTGATCCGGCTGAATTGACTTCGATTGCTAAGTCAGAAATGCGACCGCCGAAAATTGGCACATAAGTCGCCGTCGAGTCTTGCACCTCGATATTTATGGAAGTGTTAATAGACCAGTTATAGACTGTGTTACTTGTGTTAATAAGGCTTAAATTGCAATAAGCCGGAAGCGTTTGAGCATTGAAGTCAGTTCGACCAGCGGTGATGGTTAGGCTGGTTAGGGCTATATCTGTGACGTCTGTGCCGTTGGCTTTAACGCGCCAGACTGGACTCCAAGAGGTCATAGAATCTGCGCCGAAGTCCTTAAGTCGCCAGCACCGGTAGTGCCGCGATTGGTTGAATTATTGAGAGCGAGGATGACTGCTCGGGTAAAACCTTCCTCGTCAATTGCACTAGGGGCGTTGACGTTGATGACAATATCGCGAGATTCGCCAGCTCTTACGGCCGATGGGTTGAAAGTTGATCCGACAGTAATTGGAGTAGTTCCGCCGCCGGTCGGGTAAGTTGGCATTACACCGGCGACGACCGGCACAGTTGGAGATGTCTTGGCAGCTACGGAAGCCGATGGAGTTGTTGATATTGCTGATGGGACTTGAGCGACTGAAATGCTACCAAAAGGCAGACTGGATGTCGGGATTGATCCGGTCATTGAAGTTGTGCTACTGCCGCCTATATTTGGAATGGTTGAGACGTTAGGAAGAATTGGAATTGCGTTGTAAGCGCGAATGATTTTGTTGACAGCGTCAATGACGTCATTAGCTAATTCTTTAACTTTGTTGGTTACTGTGGCGACAATTGTAATGATTCCGGCGATAGTAGCGCCGACAGTCTTAATGGCGGCTACCAAAGTATTTTCAAAGATAGGCACTAAGAAGGTTTTAATGAAAGACCATAAATCGCGAAGTGCCGCTTCATTATCCTGGAAAGCCTTAATAATTGGATCTACAGCAACTCGTTTAGCTTCTTGGAATTTAGGAATTAAGACGTTTACAAAGTAATCAAGTAATTGACGCAAAATGGGGAGTAATGCCGCACCGACGGATTCTTTTGCTTCATCGAAACTGACTTTGAGTCTATTTATCTGACCTTCAAAGGTATTGGCTTGAGTTGCCGCAGCTCCACCGAAGGTATTCGAT